CACGACCTCCGGCGCTGCGCAACCCCGCCCGCACGAAGAGAGTTTCGGCCATTCGGTCTTGTCGATGGTCGGAGACTTGGCAGGTACGCCGGCGTTGTCGCCACAGCACCGCGAGCATGCGGCTGCTGCTATCAACTCGGGCCTTGCGTTGCTCTTTCGGCAAGTGCAAGAATCCACGAAGGCCGGCAACGCTTCGAGTTTCGTGCGCGTCGTTCTCGGTAGCCTGATCGCGCTCGCCTTCGTCGTCGTCGGGATGATGCTCTGGACTCTGTTCGCAGATTTGCGCGACGTCAGCGAGCGAGTGACCACGAACCAGGCGATCATCTCCAACGAGCGCGAAGACGCAATAGCCGAACGCAAAGAGCAGCGGCACAACATCCGAGTCATCTCAGGGTTCCTGTTGAGCCTCACCGATGAAGTCAACAAGGGCGGCGTCGCCAACTACCAACTCTTGCGAGCGATCGGCGAAGCCCAGGGCGTGGAGCTCCCCGATGTCGACGAGCCGACGAAGATCGGCAAGCCGTGGCAACTCGAGCAACTTGCGGAGTAACCCGCCTTCGCGCATCATGCCCGCCATGACGCGCAAGCTCTTCGCTCCCGCCCTCGCTCTCCTCGCACTGACCGCCTGCCCCAAAGTCGAGCCCTCGGCGCCGGACGCATCTGCGGACGAGCAAGGCGCCAGCGAGACCGCCACGGACTCCACGGGCAGCGCCAACGAGGTGCCCTTCGCAGCACTGCTTCCCGACGACGTGAAGTCCCCGGTCGTGGTGCTGTCCGTCGGGGGTCACTGGATGTGCTGCAAGACCAACGCCGACGGCACCCATGAGTGCAAGCCGGCGAAGGACAACAACCTCGGCAACTGCTCCGAGGACTACCCGCTCTTCGGTTGGTGCCGCAACTGGGTCGAAGACGAGTCCGGCGGCGGTCGCTGCGTCCCGCCCGAGTAGCCTAGACGTGGCTCGGCTTGACCGCCTAGATCTCCCAGGCCTCCATCTTGCGCTCGGCGGTCGAGACCACGAGTATCTGGCCGAGCGAGACGCTCTCGATGTCCGCTTCGATGTAGCGGCTCAGCCCGTCACTTCCGGGCACGGGGCCGACCGCGAGGTGTCGCCCTGGTCCTCGATCGCCCACACGCTCGCGTGGCCGCCGCACCGTGCCTACCGTCATCAGGATCCCCCCAGACAACACTCGTCCCAGGGTCCGAACTTGCTGTCACCGTACCTACACTCTGCCCCTCCCGAGTAGCAGGTGTTGTCCGGACAGCTCACTGCTACCTGATCTGGACCACACCCTGCGGCTCCTGCTGAAACACATCCCTTGCACGTGGTCTGAGTGCCCTGGTATGGGCTGCATCCATCGCAGCAATACCGTGACTCACAGGTGTCAACCGGCACCTCCTCGACGGAGACAGGTCGGCCCTCGCACGCACCCGTCAGCGAAGGACACCCTGCGCATTCGGCCGACCCATCCGCGCACGTCGTCTCGACCGGCCCCTCTCCGTCCGGGCACCGCTCCGGCTCCGCGTCTCGCTGGCACTCGCCTTCGGCCTCGACGCACGAGCACCCGTCGACCTCTCCCCCGGCCAGCGGACAGCACAGCTGCGGCTGCGGCTCCGCTGCCTCGTCGCCGAAGCTACCCGCGTCGTCCTGGACGCAGGCGCAAGTGAATAGCGCCGCGATCAGCGCAAAAATGTGAAGCGTTCCCGCCCGACGGCCGAAGCCTAACCGTTGTTCTTGAGTCTTGTTCATGGTCTCTCCTGCTCTACAGCCACCCCCAGGTCAACTACAACCCGTCGTCGACCCGCAGCGGTTGCACGTGAAGCACGAGCCCGAGCGCCGGAGCGACGTGCTTCCGCAGTTGACGCAGGCGTTGCCGGTCGGCTTCTCTGTTGGCGAGGCCGCGGGCTCCTGTGAGGTCTTCGACGTCAGGGCCTGTGCGGCAACAGGGGCTTCGCCTTCGAGGTAGTTCGCCTCGATGATGCGCGCGAAGCAGTCAACGGGCGAGAGCACCGGCCGCCCCTCGTGGTAGCCGCCCGGCTCGAAAGACTCGCCGCGCATCGCGGCGACCATCGTGTCCAGTGGTGCGCCGTGCTGGAGCGCGAGCGAGAAAGTCTTCGCCCACGCGTTGACCCACCCCGCCATGCCCGAGCCTGTGCGCGAGCAAGTGACGAAGACCTCCGCGAGCGAGCCGTCTTCGTGCTCGCCGAGGATCAGGTAGAAGGTGTGACCGCTGAGCTTGACGCAGTGTTTCACCGCACGCGCTGTCGCCGGAGGATCATGTCGCTCGCCGCGATCGAGAAGCAGCCGGTGATCTGCTTGCGCGAGATCTTCTCGCACCTCTTCGGTTGTCGTGCGACTCAGCGCCTGCTCGGCTTCTTCGCGCGACGCGTAGGTCTCGACGCCAGCGGGCTTGCGGCTTTGAAGGGGCTGAGAGGGCTTGCACCCGTCGCGGTAGATGGCGATCGACTTGAGGCCTTGCTCCCACGCGTAGGTGTAGAGGTCGGCGACGTCGTCAACCGTGGAACCCTGGGGCATATTCACGGTCTTGGAGATGGCACCCGAGAGGAAGGGCTGGACCGCGGCCATCATGTCGACATGCTGGCGGGGCGTGAGGTCTTCGGCGCAGACGAGAACGTCGGCGAGTTCAGCCGGCGGCTCGACCCAGACGTACTCGCGGACGCTGCTGTCTTCGACCGTCCACACGCGGCGCGTGTAGTCGCCCGGGTTGTAGCCGTGAGCGCGAAGCAGGTTGCCGAAGCGTTTGGAGACGAAGCGCATCGTGCCGCCGCCGGCGAGCGTCTTGTAGGTCGTGTCGGAGTAGTAGGGCTCGACGCCCGTCGTCTCGCAGTCCATCACGATTCCGATCGTGCCACACGGCGCTGAAAGTGAGACTTGAGCGTTGCGGACACCGTACTGCTCGGCGTCCCGGGCCACCTTCGACCACAGCCCTCGAGTAGACTCGTCCGCAGCCTCGAGATGTTTTTCCAACACCTCCATCACATTGGGATAGTTGACCGTGAACCGCGGGAAGGGTCCGAGCACGCTGGCAAGTTCAACTGACGTTGCGTAAGCAACCGCGGTCAACAACGAGTACAGCTCTGCTGCGAAGGCACGACCTCCTGGCGTGCCGTACCCTAGACCACACACGACGAGCAACTCACCGAGCGCTGCACAGCCAAGCCCGAGCGTGCGGTAGAGCATCGAACGTCGCGCGATCTCAGCGGTTGGGTAACCGGCCATGCTGACCGAAATGTCCAGCACCATCGTCCACAGCCGCGCCGCGTGGGCGTAGGCGTCGAAGTTGAACCAGCACTCGTCGGGCTCGCCGGGCGCGTAGAATTTGGCGAGGTTCAGCGACGCGAGATTGCAGGCGGTGTCGTCGAGGAAGACGTACTCAGAGCAATTCGAGATCAGGTGACCCCCGCTCCAGTAGGAATGCTCGTCGGCTTCGACCTCGATGTCGAAGACCGGCATCTCGCCGAGGTCTTCGACGCGCTTGATCTCGTAGGTCGTCTTGGGCGTACGCGAAGCGTACTTGGCTTGCCCGACGACGCTGCGAGCCGCGACCAATTCAGCAAGCCGTTCGGTCTTGTAGGGATGTACGAACCCGATCAACTTGGCGAAGATCTCCGAATCGGATGTGATGTTGAGATCGTAGCTTTGCTTGCACAGATAAGTACCGTTGGCGAACGTGACCTTTTGGGCGAGATTGGTTGTGTAGTACGACCGGATACCGAGCGACGAGAGCATGTCTTGCACGGCGCAGATGACCTCGAAGCTCGATGCCTTCAAAGTCACGCGACCACATTTGCCCTTGCCGACGATGCTCCCGTTTGCAGAGTAGAGACCCCTCAAGAACCCGCGCACCTTGTCAGTCGACCCCTTGTAAACTTGCTCGGGAACTTCGCGCTCGTAGGTGTAGGGTAGTGCCCCGATCGTCGTTTGAACAGACCACGCGTATTTCTGGTAGCCCGGGCGAGGGCCGTTGATCAGGTGTGCAACCTCGGAGGTGTGATAGCAGCCGTCGTCTGCTCCAATGCTCAGCAGATGCCGATGGTCCTCAGCCGCATCTGCACGGTAGCTACCATCGCCGAAATAGAGGCCGTCCATCACGTCCTGAGGGTTCAACGACGACGCACTCGCCGTTGGGCCTTGGGTCGTGTCGAGTGTCTCGGCATCTTCGGCCGCCACTCGCTCGCCCTCCTGGAACACGCGATGGTTTGCCGTGCAGATCACACGGCCGGCAGTTGTGTGATAGACCTGAACAGGTTTGATCCCCGTGGCGATCTTACGCTTGACCTTAGTCCACTGCTTGCCGCTCCACACCGTATCGCCGACGTTGATCTCACCCAGCGTACGGATGCCGTAAGGGGTGAGCACGGGCGCGAAGGAGGGCTGGCAAGGATTGCTGCCGCGGATCGGACCGTCATTTTTGCAAGTGTGCCAGGCGTTGATCGTGTCGGCGAACTGCAAACCCGGGTCGGCGCAGGCCCACGCGGCTTCGGCCATTGAACGCCAGAGGTCGCGCGCTCGCACGGTCTTGGTCACGCTTCCGTCGACGCGAGCAACCAGGTTCCAATCTTCGTCGTCGGCGACGGCCTTCATGAACTCGCTCGTCACCGCGACGGAGTTGTTCGCATTTTGCCCGCTCACGGTCTCGGTCGCCTCGTCCTCGAACGACCGCGGGTCGCCGATGCCGGCGTCGTGCAGCGCCCGGATCTTCGCGTCTTCGCCGACCTTCCAGTCGATGAACTCCTCGACGTCGGGGTGGTCGACGTCGACGATCACCATGCGTGCCGACCGTCGAGTCGTGCCTCCACTCTTGATCGCGCCCGCGGAGGTGTCACCGACGCGAAGAAACGACAGCAGTCCCGACGAGCAGCCACCGCGTGAGAGCGGCTCACCTTTGCCGCGCAATGCCGAGTAGTTCGCACCCGAGCCCGAGCCGTACTTGAACAGCCGCGCCTCGCGTGCCCACAGATCCATGATGCCGCCCTCGCCGACGAGGTTGTCGTCGACGCTTTGGATGAAGCACGCGGAGATCTGCGGGTGCTCCAGCGAGTTCTCGCACGCGTGCACGCGTGCTTCGTCGTCGACGATCGTGGCGAAGTAGTGGCCGTCGCGCCCTGCCTCGATCCCGTACTGCACCGCGACGCCCGTGTTGAACCATTGCGGGCTGTTCGGTGCGGCGACCTGCTGCTCGAGCATCGCCTTGATCTCGGCGCAGAAGTTGGCGAGGTTCGGATCGTCTCGCTTCCAGTAGCCGTGCTCGATCGCGGCTTCGCGCCAGCCTGCGACGAGGCGATCGAAGATGCGCTCAGCGTCGACCTCTCGGCCGTCGACGCCGCCCTTGTCGTCGGGCACCCCGGCCCGTACGGCGTACTTGGACATGAGCGTGGCGCAGGCGTTGGCCGACCACTCCTTGGGCACGCGGCACCGAGCAACCTCTCCCGTCTGAAAGTCGACCGTGACGTCGCGGTGCTCGTACTCGGTGACGGTCCGGGCGAAGCGGCGAGTGACGGCGAGGGTGGTGTATTCGGTGCTCGTGTGGTCCAGCATGGGCGTCGGTCTCCAGGGATGGGTGTGCTTCCTACGTGGATCTCACGCAGGTCTTGTTTAGGTCAGGTTGTGGTGCGCGGGTTTAGCCTTGCGCGAAGGTGGCGACGCTGGAGTCGACACCGACACAGACGGTGCCGCTTGCTCCGGCGACGCGAAAAACAGGGGCGGGCTCGTTGAGCGCGATCGGAGTCACCGCTGTCACGATGTACGACGACGAAGTGTCGTCGTCGTGCACGCGAGTGAGCGCTTCATCGGCGAGATCGGCAGCCGCGACGTCGCCGTTTTGGGTGACGAACAAGACGTCGGGCGTGCAACGAACGTTGACCTTGTAGGGCAGCACCTCGCCTTCGACGTCGACTTCGGCGATCGTGACGTCCACGAAGTCGACCGCCTCGCCGACGGCCTCGGCGATGTCGACCTGCTCGGTGATCTGCGGGTCGACGTCAACACGCAAGAAGGGCAGCATGGCGGTGATCCGCGCCGCGAGCTGTGCCTGTATCGTTTCGATCTCGGCAGCCTGCGCAGCGAGGAGTGTCGCCTTCTCCGCGTCGAGTTGCCCTTGCAGCGTCGACTTCTCTTCGTCGCTCGCGGAGGCGATCTGCTCGGCTGCGGCCGCATCGAAGGCTGCAATGGTGGCCGTGTGCTCGGCCTGCCGTGCGGTGATGTAGGCGTCAGCCTGTGCCTGAGTCTCGGAACGCTTCGACGCGAACTTGACCAGGTCGTGGATGCGGCAAGCGCCCCAAGTCGTCCAGAGGGTGTTTGATGCAGCGAAGCCGGTCGGGTCAGGCATACGGATCTCGTCGGGCAGGCGGTCAGTGTAGCACTACTTGGAAGGGTCGAAGGCCCAGTTTTTCAGGGAGTTGTCACGGCATGCTCGACGCTGAGTTGGCCTGGTCGACCCCAAAAGTAAGGCGGGGCTGGTTTTGATGTGCGGTAGTTTGTAGGCCTCGGCACGGGCGTACGATCGTCGGTGAAGCGAGAAGCAATTTCATCAGCCTCGGCTTCGGCTAGGGGTTTACCGTCGAGCGTTCCAAGAGGGAACTCGGTACCGTCGTCGCGAACGATCCATAAAAAGAAGTTGACGGGTGTCACGGAACTGATCGTAGCAGCTTACTTGCTCGGATCGAAAGCCCAGTTTTTGAGAGAGATGTCGCGTTTGCTCGGGCCCTCGCGGCCGTCGATCTTCACCGGCTCGCCGCGTTCGTTGCCGCGCATGCGCGCAACAAATTTCACAGTCTTCATGGCGCCAGAAGCGTCGGCGAGTGTCCAGTCTGCTTTTCGCTTGCGCAGCAGGCGAAGGTTTCGCGTGATCGGCTCGCGTGAGAGGCTGGCCTTGCGCGACCACTCGGTCTCGGCCCAGCGCTCCAACTCGCTCGCGCTCATGTTCACGGTCTCGTGAAACTTGGCGAAGGCTTCGTCGATCCGCTCGCGTCGCTTCTCCTCGCTGAGTTCGTCGCAGGTAGCGAGCCAGGCTCCGGCGTCGCGGGTCGCTTCTTCCAGCGCGCGACGCTCGGTCTCGTTTTCGACGAGCCACTTGCGCGCCTGTGCGGGCGTGAACTTGCTGGCATCGAAGCGATAGGTCTGCACGACCATGCCGCCGCGAGGGTCGGATTTCAGTTTGCCGACGATGACGTCCACGCCCTCCGCGATGTTCTTGCGGCGGAAGGTCGACGCGATGAAAGCGTCCGGGTCTCGCTGCCGTGCCGCATGCTGGTTGGCGAAGGGATCGTGGGTCGTGACGATGTCGGAGGCTGTGTCAGCGGTCGAAATCGACGCATCTTCGCCACCCGGCGCACCGAAGGTGAGCGGGAGGTTGAGGTTGTCGCACCAGACTTCCAACCCCGTCGCGGTCCAGCCTTGTTGCGGCTCCGGGCCGTCATACATCTCGCCAGGTGCGAGGTAGGCCAGCGTCAAGTGCGGGACGTACTCGCGGGCGAAGTGCTTGACTTCGACGCCGAGGCTTCGCAACGCCTCGCGCAGGAGGTTGTGCAGCGTGTCCAAGTCAGCCGTCGGAATGACGCGCGCGAAGGCGACACGTTTTTCATCGCTGTCGAAGTAGCCGACGCCGTTGAAGTCGATCTCGATCGGCGGCGTCTCGGTGACGACGCGCTGCGCAGCGAGCAAAACGGCGAGCAACTTGGAGGTGTCGACGTCGCCGACGTAGAGCACCGTGACGTGTGGCGCCGAAGGTTCGGTTGCCTTGTAGGGCACCCACCGTGCGACGACGTCCGGGGCCTTCAACACGATGCACACCGAGCACGTGTCCGCGTCGGTGGCGTCACGCGTCAGCGACCGGCCGTTGCGGCTGAGCACCGCAGCCTTGACTTCAGCGAGCGAATAGACGGGCTTGCCGTAGAGATTGCGGTAGATCGGGAAGGCGCCAGCCTTCGCGGCGAGCGTGATCTCGCGGCCGGTGGTCGCCCCAAGTTCGGGCAGCGCCGCGAGTTTCTTCGACGACATGGCGTCGGCCGGCGGCGCAGCCTCGGACCACAACAGCTCGAGCTCGTCGGGCTGCTCCTCGGTGAACTCATCGTCTTCGATGTCGCCGGGGTCTGGTGAGTTCTCGGGAGACGGAGACGCTCCACGCTTCGCCACGATAGGAGCGATGATCTCTGCCGCAGCGTCTTCGTCAAACGACGAAGGGATCAGCCGGGCGAGCGCGATCCGTGCAGACTCAGCCGGGATCTCGCCGAGCCCTGCAGCTTTGAGGATTTCGATAGCACCTGTGACGGCGCCAACGAGCGCATCCTTCGTGACGCGCTCGCCCTCAGCCGTGAGTTGCACACGGAAGTAGTCGTCGTTGAGTGCTGCCACGCCGACGCGATACTCGTCTCGCGTGATGCCTCCCTTTTCGTAGGCGCTCGTCAAGTCGCCCAGCGCCTCGCTGCGAAGCTTGCTGCGGACTTCCTCGTCAGGCGGCGACAGATCGGAGAACTCGATCACGCGCTGCGTGTCGGGCGGGAGTTGGCAGCCGTCAGCCGCGGCGAGGATGTAGCCGTGCTCCTTTTGGAGTTGAGGCCCGAGCACCGTGCGCTGGAAGGCGCGCACTTCTTCGTGCCACGTTTCGCGCTCGGCCTCGCCCTTGCCGAAGCCTCCCGGCGACACGCCCCACAGCACCGTGACTGGGGTGGCGAGTTCCGCCGAGAGCCAGACCATGAAAGGGTTGGCGAGGTCTGCAAGGCCGCCGAGAGAGCGCGACTTGATATCGACGTCCTCGTGATCGCGGTCCAAGACCCACGCATTCATGGACGACTTGGCCTTGTCGACGAAGGCCATGTGTTGCTGCGCGAGTGGGGCGTTTTCAGACCACGCCTTGCGCAGCCAGTTACCGATCTTGTAGACGACGGTCGTGCTCTCGCGCGCGGCCGTGCGGATGCCCGACATCGCCTCGAAGAACGCACCGAGCGAGCCTTGCAGCGTGTCGAGCAAGGGCAAGTGATCGATCGTTGGAAAGTGCAGCACCCGGTCGGCGTGCACGACGAGGTTGCCTCCCTGACGTTGGCGCTCAGCTTCGAGCTGAGTCGTCGTGTAGCTAAGGGAGCTTGGACCGAGCCGTAGACCGTCTTCCAAGATCCCGTTGATGTCGGTGATCGTGAAGGTCTCGATGCTGCCGAAGTTTTGCGAGTCGGCCTGGTAGAGCGTGCGCGGCTCGTAAAAGCGAACGTCGATCACGACCGCCCACCGGATCGTCTCGATCGAGTCAACGTCGACGGGCTCGCGCATCGACCGACCGTCTTCGACGCCGAGGATGACCATCGCCTCGCCGTACTGACGACCGCGAGTGATCGCTCGGGCGCAGTGACCTGGGATGCCGAGTCGATCTTCGTAAGCCGTAATCGTGTCGGAGACGGCGCCTTTGTCTTCGACGGCTTCGTCCGTGATGACGACGCGCCAGCCTTCCCGCGTCGCGGTGTTAGGCAGCCGCGAGAGCGCTTGGTAAATGAGCCCGGTGCGACCCATCCCGTACAACTCCGCCCGCCGCAACGGCCGGGGGATCGCCCACGAGTTGAAAAAAGCCGTGTCGCGCGACGTGCCTACGCCAGTCACGGCGTTGTACATCGTCGATGTGTTGTACCAGAGATCGCCGAGCACACCCCGCGACGCGCGAGCAAGCAGGTTCGGGTCATCGACGGTGTCTTGTGTCGACTGAACCTCGGGCCCCGGCTCGCTGAGAAAAGAACGAGCAGCGTCTGTGATGCGGTCGAGGACACCCATGGGCGAGTCTAGCCTAGCACTTGCACGCGAAAATGAAACCCGATCAAGACGCCCCTAGCAGGTGCATGCCGAGCCACGACGTGCGACAGATGACTTGCTGCGCGAGCGCGTCGCGGCGATCGTCGGGCTTGCTCGGGTGGCTCATCATCTCGGCAATCCACGAGCCCTTGGTTTTGGCGTCGCCAACCCACTCGTCGGTGATGAGCGGGAGACCTGGAGTCGTCGGATCTTCGCCCCAGGTGCCGACGGGGATGCGCACGCGCTGCATGGCGGTGACGGGAGACGCGACACGGTAACAGTAGATTTTCGATTTGGCCTTCGGTACTGCAACGATCGGGTACTGGCCTTGAAACTTCGTGATGAGCGTCGGCCCGAGCGCCTTGTTTTCGACCCACACAGCACCGGCGCTGGTCTGAGAAGGCATGGCGATCTCCCACTTGCGGCGCAAGCGTAGGAACTCGCTCTCCAGCGTACCATAGTCCCAGTGACCGCGCGCCTCGTCCAGCAAGAAGTAGTGCTCGCCTTGCTCGTTCGGAAGGTCGCGCCCGACCTGTAGAACGCCCGTGACGAGGATGACGGCGTAACTCGGGCCTGTCGCCGACAAGTTGGCGTCGATTGAAAAGTCGATGAAGTTGAGCGCACGAAGGTTGAAGTTCTCGTCGTAGGTCGCCCAGTCCTCGGGCTGGAAAAACTTCGTCCCCGCCATCTGCGGTTCTTGTTGCCACATCCCGTCCCACACCCACGGCGTCTGAGACTTGAGCGCTTGACGCTTGCCGATGTAGTAGGACGCCGAGCGGTGCGTGGGGTTGTCCAAGCCGGCGCCGTGCTCTTCAACGAAGGCTTCGTCGCTCCGCGGGTCGGACTCCGCAAGCGGGAAGTTCTCTTCGGCGAGCGCCGGAAACTTGAGGACCTTGACGGGGATGTCGTGGTCCTTCGTTGCCTGCGAACGCCAGTAGTCGATCAACTCGTCGGCAAAGTCGGGCTTGGTCCAACGCGTGCCGATGTAGAGTTGTACCGCGAACTCGTCGCGCTCCCGCGTGTCGAAGGTCGACGTGTAGAACTCCCACAACTTTTCGTGGTGCCGCTTCGACAACGCCTGCTCGGCGTTCTTGACGAGGTCGTCCATGACTCCGATGTCGTAGCCCCAACCCGTGATCGAACCGCCGATGCCCTGGGCGAGGTAGTAGCCGTGACCCTCGACCATCTCGCGCGCGCCTGAACTTCGGCCGCCTCGAGGGCGAATAGTGCGGAAAAATTGTGAAGAACTTTCGACCTCGAGCACTCGAGTGCGGCGGCTGCTCTCAGGGTCGAACTCTTCGACCCGGCCGAAGCGCGTCGGGTAGGCGGCGTGGTAGGCGGGGTCGGACATCCACATCCGCGTGTTGTCGATCCCCTTCTTCGCCAGCGTGGCACCGTTCGACGCAACGATGATTTTCAGGTCGGGGTCCTGCGCCAGCGCGAAAGCGGGGAAAAGTTCGGTTCCGTGCAGTGACTTGCCGTGCTGCGGCGGCATGCTGATCGCTACGCGCGCGTAGCCGCCTCGCTTGCCTCGGAAGCGGACATAGCGGAGCATGCCCTCCAGAGCTTCAGCGATCTGGCGGTGGTACCACCACACCCGTCGCCGATAGTCGGGGACGACCATGCTCCCGAATTCGACGAGGCTCCAGCGAGCCGGCCCCGTGAGGATGGGAAGGTTGTAGTTCACGAAGTTCCTGCTTTACGGGACATGTGGTGCCCTGCCTTCAAGCCTTTTTTCCTCCGTGACGCCTGGGTCGTGTTTCATTGTAGCGCATCTTCGCCCGGAGGGCGGCGTCCAGGTCGAGGTCTAAACCGCCGGCGAGCATGTAGGTCAGGTGCACCGCGCTCGCCAGCGCCTCCCGGTAGATGCGCCAGTCTTCGATGCGCACGGCTTCAGTAGCAGCGTCGATTTTGCGTCGGATGCCATCCAGGGTAGCGAGCACAAAAGTCTCACGTTCAGGTGCTTGAACGCTGACGATCGCGCGCAGGTCCGCACGTTGAGGGAGCGTCAGTTCGAGCGCGCGCGTCGTGTCGCAGACGCGGAGGACGACGTCAGCTAGTTCGACGGTGAAACCTTCGGGCTTGGTTTCGCCGTCGTCGTAGAACAGCACGCCTTCTTCGTAGGCGTCCGCGGCTTCGGTGACTTCGCGGTGCATGAGTGCGTGGGAGCGCAGCACACGGTCGTGATAGACACAGGGGCCTTCACGCAAGGGACGGTCGTGCCAGCCTTTGGCGCATGCGGTTTTGAAGGCTTGTTCTTGAATTTCGGAGAGGGTTAGCATGCCGGGCTGTACTTTTGAAGTTGCGATGTGAGGTAGGAGACACGCTCGGACGGTGTCAAAGCGTGCAAGTCGTTGCCGTGACCAGGGAACATGATTGCGTGTCCACCGTGCGCACGAAAGCGCTGGCAATTGTGAGGCGAATCGTCGATCAGGAGTGCGGCAGGATGAGCGGCGCGGTGCTTGGGCGCACCGATCAGGTAGTCGCGGAAGTCGATTCCGAAGTGCCGCTGAATCCAGCGTGCTTTGCCAGAGTGACTGCTTGGGTGCTTGGATGGGGACGTCAACAACGTCGTCGGAGCAAAAGCGTGACAGACCTCGTGCACCTCGTGAGCGCAGTCGTGGAGTCGGAGGTCAGCCCAGAAGTCCGCGCCGGCAGCATCGATCTGACGCCAAGCCTGGTCTGCGGACTCGGGCACGACAGAGAAGAGATCCCACGGGCGCGGTGACTTGGAACTCCACTCAGTTAGGACATCGTCTAAGTCGTGCCCGAACAGGGAGACTGCCGCTTCGATCCACTGCGCAAGCACGCCGTCGACGTCCAAGAAAATTGTTGAAATTGCTGGCTTCATCGATCGTACAACTTTTCGACTTTGGCGAAATACTGGGAGAACGCTCCCCAGTGCGAGCGCCGAGGACGGTTGTGCAAGTCGACGAGCCTGTTGGAGTGTCCGCATTGCGGGCAGTCGTAGAGGTACTCCGAGTGGGTCCGGTAGTCGCCCTCGGTGCAGCCGTGAGGTTTGACGTAGTGCATCTTATCGTACAAGACGAGTCCTCCGATCCGCGCACGCTTTTTGCACTTCTCGCAAGTGATCATGCGTCGTCGGTTCAGCCGGTCACGCTCAGCCTCGAGCTTTGCGATCTGTTCGTCGATTTTGGAGATGCGCTGGTCTAACTTACTCACTTGCCCCACCTCTCGTAGAGCACCTTACCGGGTGCCTTGATCTTGACGTCTGGGATGAAAACTTGCATGCCTTCGACCATGAGTCGCTCCACTTCGGGGAGAGCCTTCGGGGCCTGATCGGCAGGCGCGTTGACGAGGTACTCGTCGTGGATGAAGCCGCTCGGGCGGCAGCCGTAGAGCGGCGAACTCGGCACACGGTAAGCGTGCTTGACGAGCAAGCCGCCGGCGTACTTGGCCCCGTCCGCGGCAAGCGCCTGGAAAAACCCGTTGGACGCCTTCGTGAAGTAGCAGTCGCCACGCTCTCGCTGACTGTAGAACTGCACCAGCACCGCAGTGCCGCTGCGCGTCATTTCGCCGATGTGCGCGAAGTAGAGCTTCATCTCCGGCCACGCCTGCATGTAAGCTGCTCGCGCGCGCTTGGCCGTGGCGAGCGTGATTGTCACACCGTAGCCCGCTGCGTACTCGATGAACTTGCGCTCGCCAAGGCCGCCGGGAAAGCCGAAGTTGCAAGGCTTGGCGAGTTGTCGATCTTCGATGACCTGCTGCTCGTCAGCGGCGAGTGCTTCACGTGCTTCCTTCTTCGCGTCAGCGCGTTCGTAGAGCGCGTAGCAGTCTTCGTAGCTCTCGCCGTGACCGCGCAAGACGGACGCCATGAGGACGTGGCAATCCTGGTCGTTGTTGATCGCCCGGCTCAGCGAGCTCTCGTAGTCCTCCGAGATGGCGAAGCCGAGACGCCGCTCCGCCCAGCGCTTGCGTTGCGGGTGTGCGGCGTAGTAGCGAACGAGCTGCGTCAAGACATGAGCAAGGGCGCAAAGCTCAAGCTGCGTGTAGTCAGCGACGATAAACGCCCAGCCTGGATCAGGAACGATGCAGCCGCGTACGTGCAGGTGCTTCGGCTTGCCGTAGTCACGTGGGAGTTGCTGGATGTTGAGCGTGCCGGGGCCTCCTGAACCGCGAGAACTGGTACGTCCCGTGTCGACGACCGTCTGATACGTCGTGCGGATCCGGCGGTCTGTGTCCAATCGGTCGAGGAAATTCGTGATCGTCTTGTCGGCTTTGCCACGCAGCGTGTAGGCGTTGAGCTCGGGCTGTTTGCTCTCGGCGAGCCAGGCATCGAAGACTTCGGACGGCTCGGTCGACTTTTCGACAGCGTCGACCACGTCCAACGGCACACCGTCGGAAGCTAGAATTGCTGCCCGCACAGCCTTCGCATCCGTGGAGCAGTGCTCGCGTCGCTGTGCGGGCGTCGGCTCGGGGAGCTTGATCGCCGCTTCCTTGCTGAGTGGGGCGTCGCCGCCAAGGATGTTGTAGACGTAGTCGGCGACTCGGCGCTTTTTGAGCGTGCGAGGGTAGCTGACCTCGACGAGGCCGGCGCGCGTCAAGATCGGTAGCAGTCCGTCAACGACTTGCATACACGCGGCTGCGTCTTCACTCGGTTTCTTGGCGCGGCGGATCGCTTGAGCGTAGAGGCGTTGGGCGTTGAGCTCAGGCGCACCACTCGCGGTGCACCAGGCTCCCACGTCATCGGTTGTGAGCGCGTTTTCCAGTGACAGCACGCGCCCTCCGACGCGCTCGATCGCGGCTTGTGACGTCTTCGCGTCCGTGGCTGCGGCGTCGCGGCGCTCGATCGGCGTCATCGCAGCGATGTCTTCGGGCGTTGCCTTTTTGGCGAGTGACTTCGTGAGCGGCGGCTCCCCGTCAAACGCGTCGGCGATGAAGCCTTGCAACTTGCTGCGCTTCGCCGTGAGTTGCCGGCCGGGGACGTGCAGGATTCCGCAGTCAATGAGCGTCCGGTCGCACTGGTCGATCGTTCGCAGGTAGTGCTTTTTGATCGACTGCGCGCGCTCCCGGTCAGATCGCCAGCCCGGGATCGAGACCATGTGCAGCATCCACGACGCCTTGGTCTGTGCAGCAAGGTCAGGGATGTCTCGACCCCACCGACGTTGCTGCCAGTCGCGCACGCGCCAAGGTAGCCGCACGTCATCCAAGGCGTAGGCACGGGCGTCCTCGGGCCAGTCGCTGACCGACTCGCCGTAGCGCTCCAGGTAGTAACTGAACTTCACTCGGTGAGGAGCACGCTCGAGCACGTCGGCTGGCCACTCTTCGTAAGGCACCGCCGAGCGTAGGAGCGCCTTCGCCTCGTCGGGCACCATCTTCGCATCGGAGAGGTCTTCGCCAAAGACTAGTTTGGCGATGTCGCCGAGGCCGGCGCTCGCCTTGTGTGGGCCGAAGCGGATGTAGGTGAGACGCTGGGCGATCTCTGTGTCGACGATGCGGTCGGCTTCGTAGAGACGATGTGCGAGTTCCCATGCCCAGCCGAAGCCCGGCACGCACTCGCGGCCTTCGACACGTTGGAAGTGCTCG